AAGATTACTTCCAAGGACCTTACCCAAATGCTCAGCCAAGCGCAAGACGTTTGAGGTGAGTTAATTGGGGCGTAAACGAACCAAAGAGGAGGCACTCGAACGTCTTATGGATGTTCCAGATGTCCCGGGGCTAAAAGGTAAGGTTGCTACAATCAATCGTTTTGCTCGCCTTGGTGCTGCTGGACTTATCATGTTAGATCCATTAAACCGACTTGCAGATGATTTCATTACTATACCAATGCCAATGATAGCCATACCTGCTCATGAATCTCATTTGCTTAGCAGATCTCCTTCCATGCAAATATACATTCGAGCAGGTGAAACAATTGTTCCTACTGGCGGCAACGTACAGGACTTTGAGCAAGGTGTTGCTGAAACTCAGGCTCTTGAGGCTGTGAGCGAAGCACCCAAGCCTAAAAAGAAAACTACTGCCTATCAACGCAAGTACAAGAAGGCATTCGCTAAAGTTAAGCCTAAGCATATGAATAAGAATGGAAAGTGGAAGAAAGGCGGATTCAAGGCCGCTGTTAAAGCGGCTCATAGGATGTGTAAGTGATGGCGTTAAGTATTGTTAAAGAAACAATTGAACTCGAGGACCTTTTGCTCGATAGTGCTGGCAATGCTTTCATCCAAAAAAGAATTAACCTTCAAGAAGGATATAGGCATACTTTGTCTCAGATCGATGTATTTGAAGATTCAATACCCTTTTTACGAGGTGGAGATGGAACTGCTTACTATGAAATTGTAATTTCGGCTTACCCTCAGATTCCTACTAATATGTTGTATAAGGAAAACGGTGTAGTTCAAACACGACGTTACGTGGCTGGTGGCGATGATTCGGTTTTGTTCAAAGCAAATGCAAGACTTAGGTTGGAAAATCACTCTTCGTTTACTCAATTCCCAAGCGAACAGATCGCAGCACAAAACAAAGCATACTTCTACGCTCCTCATGTTTACATCAACATTCACTTTATGGGAAGCCCCGACATAGAGTATGGCAATATTGCACTGTCGTTTTTAATGGCTTTTGAAAAGAAAAAGGTAAGCAATTTGGAATCAACTATGGGCGTTTTATCCGAATCTCATGCCGCCATGTGCGCTTTAGCCATGTCAAACGGGCACATGGTAAGCATTGAAGCACTCGAAGGTAACGTATTCCCAATGTGGCGTTATGGTGGCATGCGTCCTGAAACAATGATCACACCATTAGCCGCTAACTCCTTTTTCCTTGATATTAGTTCAAGAGACGAAGAAGAGATGGTTACGTCAGCTGCAATTAGACAGACAATAACTGATGCACGACAAATGAACACATTTGATGGTGCATTGGGTCCAAGACGACCTGATTGGTTGCGAGAATTCCTCAACGGTGGATATATAGCAGGTGCGATCAGACCAAATCCAATTCCATTACGATATGCCGATAACGGAAATACAAGGATGTTTTGAAAATGAGTGAAAGTCCAATTGAAGAAAAGAAAACCCCAACTACTAAATTTGCCGAATGGCTAATGGCTCGAGCAGAAAAGAAAGAAGCAAAAGAAACATCACTGGAATCTTTGATGAAGTTCAACGTCTTTCTTTCAATTGCTACATTGGTCTCGGTTGCTGGAGCAACTGTTGCAGACTATGTTCTGATGGCTTGGCTCTGGATCTGAAAAGACCTGGTTCTTACAAATCACTGGTGCGACGCTCTGGTGAATCCCAGCCCAGTCGGATCGTCGCATGGACGATGACGTATGGAATTGAGGCAACAACATCTGATGCACATTCCATTCCAGCGATTTACTTTCAACTGCATTAAACATCGAGACTTCAATCTTCGAGTTTCAAGCTGACAACCTTGACACTTGTAGATCTCATTCATCTTCTTCCACCTTTGTCATTAAATCGAAGTTTACTGAATAAGTCTTATGCCATTTACAATCTGCCCAAGGACATGGAAAAACATGTGGTTCTCCATGTCTAAAGTTTTCATAATGAATGTATTCTTCTGTAAATCTGTATTCCGTCGCATGGTCATATTCTGATATGTCTTTGTGATCGTTGAGCATGTGATTCCACAATGCATCAAGAAGAGGTTGATACCAACTCATTCAAATTCTTCCAGTGTTGTTTGATTTAATGCCTTAGCAATTATCTCTTCAACATTGCCTTTGTAATCTGGATCTATTTGCGTCGCATAGTCGATGAGTGTAGATGCCAAGTGTAGGCATGCTTTTCGATATCGAATAACTCTCATCGATTGGGTGGCTATATCTTCCTTCAATCCATATGCTCGTAGGCCAATTCGAACCCACTGACTAAAGTTATCCATCTGGTTTGCTACTTGTGCAGTCTCTACAGTGAGAGAAACTTCCTTGCGTACCTTCATTGCTCCACCGCCTGCAGATCTGCTTCGAATTCGAACCAGACATGTTCATATCCGTTGTTGAACATCCAGAGATGTAAGTCGTTCAGTGTAGCCTCGTTAATATGGTTTTGTTCCGCCATGTTTCATCGTACAAATCACTACTATTTAACCCGTACGGACGGGTGGAATTTGAAAGTTTGACGATCGCGCAACAAGGGCTCCGCCCTTTTATTTCGCACCAGCCGATAGCATGCGGACATCCCGATAACCCTCCGTAGGAGGATCGGCGATATAAGCCGTTTGGGCGACTTCGTCGCGAAGATGGGACTGCAAGTTCTGAAAGGCACGTTAATAAGCCTCATTCAGTTAGTAAGTGTTGGAGGAAGCACAGAAAAACGTTCCGTCATGATTTAACGTCTGATAATTCTGTGCGACCTCCACCCTAAAAAGAGATGATTTATTATGGCAAAAGGCGCAAACGATTTAATTTTGAGAGACAGACTACAATTTGACATTACAGCTGTCGGACAAACTTCACTTGTATATGGTCGAATTGATTTATCGGATTATGTATCCATTCCTGAAGCCAAAGGACTCGCAATAAAAGAGATCCGATTTCAACTTAGAACTCGCGATGTTGCAGATAACGGCGTATGGCCTGATTACATGGGGCCTGAATTAATCCCATCAATGACTCCTAACAACACCTACAAATCAAGCGTTAAACTGTTTGCAACTACAACCGCATACGAGTCTGTTGTTGATGTGGGTGTTGCATCCCCTAACGTAATCTGTGTTTTCGACAAACAATCACTTTTTATTCGTGACACAACTAACGGTTTGGCAGTCGTAAACACCTACGAACATATGTTTGGAACACCCGATCTCCATCCAGAAGGCTACGATGTCGTAACAGATTTGCTTATTGGAATTGCATGTAATGGGCTTAGCGGAGAAGCACTTTCAGACACAACCGCAGAGGTTGATGTCATGATTATCGCAGAACCTAAGAAGATTACTTCCAAGGACCTTACCCAAATGCTCAGCCAAGCGCAAGACGTTTGAGGTGAGTTAATTGGGGCGTAAACGAACCAAAGAGGAGGCACTCGAACGTCTTATGGATGTTCCAGATGT